GGTCGGCACACCAGAATGTGGATCTTTTTTACGTTTATCAACCTCTTTTACAAGTTTAATTTTTCGTGGGTCAATATAACGTAATTCAATAATACCGCGCTTTAGATCATCATTGTCAATAATAATATGATAATTTAGTCTTCCGTCAACATAGAACTTACTGAATGTATCATAACCGTTATTAGTAAAATCAAGCAATTTTAAAACATTTTGAAATTCTTCTGTTACTTTTTCTTTTACCTTATCCGGTAGGTCCGTATCTTCTAGTACAATTTCAACAACCTCGTCATTGACATCGATCGAAATTGCTTCGTTTACAATCTCATCAATGGCCTGCGCAATTTCTGGTTGATTTGCCATACCACGATATTTTGTGACAAGCTCAGACTCACTTTTAGCAGCACCCTCCATATCAAGAAGAGTGCCATAAAAGCCACCTAAAGCATTACCAACTGTAATGGCACCATCATCATTTAAGGGCTCAGCGAAAGACACCGGGGCATTTTGTGCCTCGTCCACTTCCCTCTTTATTTCAAAGCCAAATAACTTCACATTAACGTTCCTTTAATAATATAATAAATTAGGTAGTAGGAATACCAGTAACGCCCTCTACTCTCCAAAGATCGTATTGGAAGGTCACTGTAAATTCCTCGATTGTATCCGTAGCACTCCAATCCATTGGAATACCTTCAACAGATACAGGGAACATTCCTTCAAATACATATGAACGTAGGGCATTACCATCCTTACTAAATTGTGTAATAATGCCATTCGATTTATAATCTTGAGGAAGTGCTCTGGTGTTTGAATCATGCGAGTTGATCGCATTGGTCCAAGCCTCCATAGCATTTCTGATTGCAAAATCTTCATCATTAATGACGGTTACTGTCCAATCCTCAAATACCCTATCACCTGCGTATTTAACATTCCTACCGAAGTATGGGACCGTATAGGCACCCAAGCTAGAGCTTGGGATACCAGCGGCACGTACCATGAAAGGAACCTTAAAGTCGGCCTCAGGAGCAACAGGATTCAAAATTTGACATTGAAAGAGCGTTGGACGAGCACCACCACCTACTAGTTGTGATTTAAACTCGTTTATATTAAAACTCATATCTTATCTCCTTGGTTTCTTTTATTTATGTCAACTGACCGACAATCTCATCAAATTCTACACCACTTCTTGTGGCAACGAATGTCAATTCAATGACGTTGATGGATCTAGCAGGTTTGATAAAGATATTAGCCCTGAACTTGTTTTGATCAATTACTGTAGCAGTATTAATTGACTCATCAGAAACAATTCTGAAATCAATAATACCTCTACGACCCTGAATATCACGGAGGAAAGGATCAACCGCATTTTTAAACTGGGTTTGAGTAAACTCATCATTTAGTTCAAATAGATACGATTGTGCCGCAGTTGCGATAGCCTTTTCAACGGCAATAAACAATCTGCGTACATTAATTCTATCAAATGCACTATTTGTTCCAAGACCTGTTTTATCACCAAATAGAACAATACCTTGCCCAACTTGTGAAATTACAGGGTTAATGTCCTTTGCATAAAGTTGATCGCGTTGAGCCTTATCTGGATTAAATGCAAGTTTCACTACATTTTTAACGACACCTTTTCTGAAGCCAGCAGGCGATTCCCAAGATTCAACACGTGAAGCAAGTCCAGCCATATCACCGTTCAATGGAACCCAACGGTATACGTCGTTATACTTATCGTAGCGATACTTATAACCAGAATCCATAAACCAGTATGATGAGCTTTGTAGCTTATCACGGTATGCCATTACGTTAGTCAATTTTGAACCGATAGTTGTACTATCAACGGCTGCCTCTCTGGATGGTGAGATATAGGCCACACAATCCTTGCGATAATCTGCAATATTTGAGATAATATAATTCGCAAAGTTACCAGCATTATCGCCCTTACCTTGAAGGACAAATGAAACATCTAGTTCATTTGCATTTTTAAATGTATCCCATGCAGCACCCATTGCTGAAAGTGTTACATTACTTTCAGATAGGCCATCAGAAGCACCAGCCAATGTTTCATATTCGGATGTTTTGGATTCAAAATGAGCAGTATTTGCAACCTTAACCCAGATTGAACTATTTTCAATTACTGTATGATAGTAATTATCTGTTCCGTCACCTAATTGAGCACCTGGGGTTGTTGATAAGTTATTATAAACCTCCAGTACTGTACCAGTAGATCCTGAAATTGCACCAGTTGCATCAACAACCGCAATGTGGTACTTATCAGTATCTGCTGATTTACCGAACAAGTTACCATATTTCCATTTTCTGGTCATGTTAACTCTTGCAGGTAGTTGTTCAGCAATTGTATATCTGCCTGTAAATGTGAATTCATATTCATATGCAGCTGCAGCTGAAGTGTTTGCTTGATCAACCAGAGGGTCACCCGAGCCATCCAACAATGTACTGTCAAATGCAGAAACTTCCAATTCTTGGTATCCAGCACTATCTGAACCAATTACAATTACATCTCCAACACTAACGGCGCCGGTTTCAATTGCATTTGCTGCCAAAACTTGAATTGTTAATGTAGATGAATTAAATGCCAATTCTGGTTGTGCTTGGGTAATATCACCCAAATCTACTGCCAGGGCCTCGCCAGTTGCAATAATCTGTGATTCAAAATCACTACCTTTTGCATATGCAACTTCGATTGCGTTGCCCATTGTGCCAGCATATTTTGCTTCAAAGGCACCAAATGTGGTATTTGCTGCATCCAAGGCACCGATTGAGCCTGGAGTAGTACCTTCAACATAACCAGGTGCCGCAGTATTCGCGTATGCCGTATTGGCATCAAAATATACCTCGGTGGTAGCGTCTGCTGCAGTAGCACCGTTATCAGCACGTGTTACAAAAAGTGGATTTGCATATGCTAGAAAATCAGCTGCAGTAAAGAATGTTTCAAAATTGCTGTCATCAGGCATACCAAATCTGCTTACGAGATTATCTTCTGACGTAATAAGAATAGGTTCGTTAACTGGACCCCATCTGAAAACCCCAGCTATTGCGCCGGGTGGTGTCGCGATGGCCGGTACTGTTGCCGATGCGTCCACCTCTCGAACAATAACGGAAGGACTTACGGTAAAAGCCATATCTTTCTCCTTTATAAATTATTTTAGAAACGGTTTTTTTAAGTTCATGTCACTATGTTTATTTATAAAAATATTGTTTTAATAATTCCAGTCCCTTTCAACCGCTACAAAGCCTTCATCGTCACCGTAATCATCACCTATATCAATAAACCCGAAAGGTAGGAGATCTTCTTCTATTTGTTCTTCAGTTTTTTCTCTTAGTGCCATCATCGTATTTATATCAGTCATATCCTTAAAATATCCCTGATCAGTGAGCCACGAGAAAATAACCAAGTTCATAACCAGATCATCATGTGAACCGGATTCAGCCTCATAAGAGGCACCTTTTTTTGAAAAGCGAGACAATTCCTGAATCGTATTAAAATCACATAATATAAGTTGGTTTTGCTCTACCAACATTTTTAATATAGAACAACCTATGGATTTTACACTTTTAGTTGTTCTGATTCCGTTATCAACTGCCTTCCCAAAGCCACTAGATATTCTCTTTCCACTACGACCTGCATTTTCTGTATAAAGAATATTTTCGTAACCATAGTCCATTAACAAGACATCAGCAACTTGTTCACCAATATCATTGATTTCCACCAATACTGCTGCCTCGTTATAGAAATTTCCTATTCTATATATAACACTAGCGAAATCAACCGGCGTGATAAAGTTATCTCTGAAGGTACACACCTGTTTATAGGGCATTTGTGTTATATCAATTACATTAAATGTAGAATAATCCAAACCCTTACCACGAGAAACGTCAACCGTCATAACGTATACGTGATCATCTATTGGTTTTTCATATTGGCAAATATTATCTTTTTCTAATATGGGTCGAGAATACACTAGTTCTTTAAGTTTTGAACCGTCAATTAGAGTACCAGAGCTGCCTAGGAATTCACAACAGTACTCTTGTCGGAACTTTTGATCGTCATAATCCAATGCCGCTAGTGTTTCATCTTTCCATTTATCGTCTCGGCCAGGAACATCGTTCCACATTACCTTGACAAATTCATAGCCGTTTGTTTGCTCTTCAGCACCCTTACATGTTTTGTAAAAATGATTCAAACCGTTGGGTGTTGATGTCATCAATAATTTTGTGGTTTCGCCAGATGAAATCGTCGGATAAACCGATGCGAAGAAATCATCGTAGCCTTCAATAAATGCAACCTCATCAAGATATAGAAAGGCAATAGATTTACCACGAATAGCACTCGAGGAAGTTGTTCCTGCATAAATCTTACAACCATTTTCTAAAGTTATATTACCTTTGTTCCATTCCTCAACACCTTGCTGAATCCATTTGGGAAGTGCTTCGTAGGCTAACTGAACTCTACTGAGAACCTCTCTAGCAGAGTCACCTTTATTAGCCAGAATGGCTACGGTTTTATATTCATTGAATAGGATATAATGAAGGATAACAGCTACGGCTGTCGTTGTTTTACCAGACTGTCTAGCCGTTAATACAGCGACACGTCTGTTATTGGAAATTTTCTTTGTAATTTCTTCTTGATAATCGTACATATTAAAGGGAACCAAACCCTTGTCGACATGTACAATCTTAATATAATTTTTGGCAAAATAAACTGGGTCCTGAGCACACTTCATATACTCCTTAATCAGATCAGGAGTAAATTCAATTTCCTCTCCAATCTTTTTAAGATTAGCATTACCCAGATATCCAGGAGATAAACTCATTCAGCCTCGCCTTTGATCATCTTTAGAAGGTCAGCTGTCGATACAATAAGATTATTATTTGTCACCTGTGTTTCAGCCTTCGGACCAGTATCGTCAACTGCATATTTCTTTTTGGTTGATAAATCCACAAAGTCCTTGTTTGCATCAAGTAGTGTTTTCATAAGAGTTGATACGACTTCGAATGCTCTAGGTGATTCTGATTGCTTGGCAATCTCTACCATTTCACGGAC